GGTGCCCGAGGCCGCCAGCACCGGTGTCGCCGGGGTGCCGAGCTGCAGCGAAGCGTTGCCGCCGAGGATCGCCATCTCCTCCTTCAGCATCATCTTCTGCAGCAGACGGAAGGTCATCCGCGCCTGGATGTCTTCGAAGTTGCGGCCGGCGCTAATCGCTTCGTAAGTCGCCGCGTCCTCTTCGCCAATCGTCACGAAGGTCGCCGATTTCGACGCGGTCGCGTACGACATCTGGCCCGAACGCTGGCCCTCCGGAACCCAACCCATCGCGTCAAAGCCGGAGCCGATCAGCGCCGTCACCTGACGCCAATTGGTCGCGGTGCCGGTGCCGCCGCCGACGCGCGGGATCACGTTGCGGATCGGCGTCACAAAAGGATAAAGATTCTTCGCCGGCGCCTGCAGGTCGAAGGCGACAAGGCCGGTGCCGGTCGAGATCGTCTTGGCGATCTGGTCGCTGGGCGAGCGCAGCGCGCCCCGGACCAAATCGAGCGTGTCTTGTGTCGGGTTCATCGGGTCATTTCCCTCCGCTCGGGCAACAAAAAAACCCGGCGGGAGCCGGGCAGAAAAACAAGTTCAACAGTGAGACGGTGAGGCGGCGAGATTCAGGAGCGATCGCTCATTGTCTCACTGCCTCATTGTAAAATTACCAGCGCTATCGCGCCGTGAACGATCGGACCGGGTTGGCGTGCGCCGCCTTGATCAGCGCCAGCGTTCGCTCCTCGTCAGTCATGCGAGCAAGCGTCGCGACAACATCGTCGGGCGACACGCCGGGGTAGAAACCGTCTTCGCGCTTTGAGATGCCACCAAGGGTGCGCGCCACGGTCAGCGGCGGCAAGGGCACCGCGGCGATTTCCTCGACGCGTTTCGCCAGCGCATCCAGGCGCGGCAGGATTTCGCCGGCGAAGGCCTTCACCAAATCATCAGCGTGCGCCACCTTATCGGCATCCATCGCGTCGTCCGTCTCAGGCTCGGGGACAAAGCTGTCGCATTTCGCACCGGCCCGGCACAGCGCGTCATGCGCGTCCTTGAGATGGCCGAACAGCGTCTTGGAATGCCGTCCCATCGCCCGCGACGCCTTGCAGCAATCGCCGCCGGTCAGCGCTTTCAGGCAATCGTGCATGTGATCGAGAGCCGCCTGGTCGCTGAGCATTGAGGGCTTCTCCGCAGGCATCGCCGCTGGCGGGCCCGCCGGGTCTATCCTGGCTTTCCACGCCGCCAGGATGCGCGATTTGATCTGGTCGAGTTCGCCGGCGGTATAGGGCGCGGCGTTGCTCGCCATATGGATAAAGGCCCAGGCGGCGCGGATATGGCGCTCGCCATCGAGCGGATAGCGCTTCTGGCCATCGGCCTGGTAGCCCGGATCGGCGTAGTCGATATCGTCCATCACGCGCTCGCCGCCCTCGGCTTTCCAGCAATCGAACACCGCCTCGGGGTTGGCCGGGCGATCGACCAGGCTAATCTCGGTCAGGCTCAGCGCGGTGATGATGTTGCGGTCACGGCCATCCCGCGCGCGGACCTTGCCGCCGACCGAGAACCCCTTGTAGACGCCGCTCGTGACCTTGTCCCAGGCGCGCGGATCGACAATGCGGGCGCCGACATAGAGGCCCTTGTCGTCGACCCCCGCCTCCTCGGCGATGCCGACCGCCGACATCTGGTGCATCTCGCGGATATTGGCGAATTTCAGATAATCGCCAAGCGCCGCGGCCAGCGCGTCGCGGGTGATGATCTCGCCCTGGTCGTCCTCGGCTTCGGTCGAGGCATAGCCCCAGACCATCCGCTCTTCGGCATCGACCTTGGCGATCGGAGCATAAAAGCGCATCGCTGTTGGTTCCTTCGGCGAAGCTGTCTCGTCGTGGCCGGGCAACCGGCCAAGTGCGTGGATGACCGGAACGGGTCCGGGCACGACGGGGAACGATTGTGTTGCGGCCTTAACTACCAAGCGGCAGTGGATCGGACTTCGCCGACCTCAGATCAGGTTCGCCTCGATGTGCCGATCGAGGAACTCGTGCGCACGTCTTTCGTCCGGGGTTTGTCTAGCCTCTTTGAAGTCCACTTCGATACCCTGGCGGAGCCGCGTGTGGGCATCTTGGTATCTCCGATCAAATCTCACGAAGATGTCGTGGATGTCCGGCGGGAGTTGGGCGGCACAATCGATTTTGGTGTGGTCCTTCCCCGACTCGAAGCCGGTCTTTCGGTCAAACTGAACATCGTCCTGAGTGTGTATCCGCCGCGCATAAATGGTTGCGTCATCGATGGCCGTCACCAGGTAGATGATGCTCGCGCCGTTGTTGCTCCGAGCGTGGAAGATGTCACCTGTGTAAAGGCTTCGAAGCGCGGCTTCGCGATCCATGGTCATCGATCGGGATCGAGATCGGGATACTGCCGTACGAGCGGGCAGATCAAGCCAGAGTCCAGTTCAAACATAACCGACCCCAGCGCTCTTAGGAGTGCCTCTCGTTCGGCGCCTTCCAGAAGGGCTTGCAGCTGCTCGTCAATGCCATTCAGTTGCTCGCTGAGTTGAAGCACTGAGTTGATTACCTGCGCTGCCAAGGTTTTTTCCATCAGTCCCTCGAACCCTAGGGAAAATTAGCCTTTTCGACGAGCGGCGGCTGCGCGGCTACGGAGCTCGGCCGCGACATCCTGCTTGGTCCCTGCCGGTGCGCCAAAAAGGCCAGGCGTCCAGTGATCGTCGGGCATCGTGTCGCAATCGGCCAGGGCCGCCGCCTCATCACCGAGCCGAGCGTAACAATCGGCGCGAAACAGCGGGCCGAAACCGCCTTGCCACTGCGTCGGCTCCATTTGTTCGGCACGATCGTACGCGGCGATGGCTTCCGGATAGCGCCCGAGACCATGAAGAATGAGGCCGCGCGCTTCGTGTACGTTGTACCGATCTTTGAGGGCCAGAGACCTATCGACATCGGCCAAGGCTAGATCCGGTTGCCCAAGCCGCTTCCAGGCTTGGTGCCGCACAAAATACGCGTGCGCATCGTTCGGATGCTGGTCGACGAGTGCATTCGTCAGCTGCAGGAATTTTTCGGGGTCGGTCCGCAGCAGATGAAACTGACGATCAATTTCGTCGTGGGTGGCCTCATTGCCCATGCATTCACCTTGTCCTTTATCAGACAATATTGCCACCGCAGCGCTCTGAAACCTGGCCAAGGAGGCAGCTGCGCATATCCTTACCGGGACCAGGATATCCCGGCTGAAACTTTCCTTCGTCTCTCATTCTTTCGCAATAATCGTACGCGTGGGCCCACTCTTCTGCACATTCGGGATCGCGCGGGAAGGGATTTGTTGGTAGCGACGGCGGTGGCCGACGCTCCGCTCCCGGAAAGTCAAATGGTGTAGGCGTGGTTTCGGATGGCCACGGCTGTACCTCTGCGGGTGCGTCGATTGACGAACCCCAGGGAATTGTCAGCTCCGCAACAGTTGTCGGAGCATTACCACCGCTCGACTGGTTCGTTGGCGTAGAGGCGTTGCTACTTTTGTCGGGCGCTACCGTACCTGGCGGACCGGCGCCACCGTCGTTTGTCCATTGGCCGCCATCCGGACTGCCCGCAGGGACACGCGGCTCATCGGGGTTGTGTTTTCGCAGCGCAGCGGCGCGCGCAATCTTGGTCCCATTCGCAGCTCCAAGAGGCACCCCGCCTTGGGTGCCGTAGATCATCGGCAGATCGCCGCCGGGGACAGGATCGAGGCCCAGTAGATTGCGGGCCTCATTGACCGCGTAGATGCCGTCGCGGACATAGATGTCGATGATCTTGGCTTGCTCGGCGGGGTCGGTCGGACGCAGATCGCCCCAGGCGAATTCGAGGTCGGCCTCGCCCATCAAATCCTGGATCACGTGATCGACGAGGCGCTTGACCCACAGCATCAGCGGTGCGAGGCCCTCCGTGGCGGAGGTATCCTGCGAGGTCTCGGCCGTCGCGCGGTTGAGCTGACGGGTAAACGCGGTCGGCGGCAGCGAAAACGCGTAGCAGACGATGCGCGCCAGCCATTCGTCGAAATCGTCCTTGTAGGGCGCTTCCTTGAACGCCTGGTACTTGGCGCCTGAGGGACCCCAGATCAGCCGCGAGCGCGAGCCGGTATTGCCGGCAAGCACGCTGTCGAACCATTCCTGAAACTGGCTGATCTGCTCGACATTCCAGCCGTCCGGCGCATTGAGCAGGCCGGGCGGGACATTGCCGTCGGTGAAGTGCAGCAATTGCATGACCTGACGGCGCAAGGCGATGTTGACGGTCATCACAATCTGCTCGACCGGGCCGAAGCCGTAGGCCTTGTGCGGGCGCGGGTTGCGCGGCAATTAGAGCAGCTCGTCGGCGGTCAGCAACTTCCACGGCCGGCCCTTGATGACCTGCTCGTAGGCCGGCGCCGGCGGGCGTGGGCGGCGGCCGGTCTCGTCGACCAGGATCTTGATTGTCGCGCCATCGACGATGTCGAGGCCGATCAGCGCACCGCCTCGATTGCGCCGCACTTCGAGCACCGGCGCGTCGAGCACCAGCAAATCTTCTATCAGCTCGCGCAGCCAGGTCGCGAATGGCCGGTCGCCATAGGGCCGGCGCCAGAACTCGGCGACGGCCGCAAGGCGTGTGCCGGCATCCGGCCGCGCCGGCTTGTCGCTCCGCGCTCGGATCGTCCAGTCGAGCCGTTCGAGCTGGTCCTTGCGCGTCTCGATCGCGAGCCGGGTGATATCGTGCGCCTCGGCCAGCCGGCGCAATTCCTCGAACGAGATCGCCTCGTACGAGCGCGGCGTGTAGATCGTGTTGACGCCGACCGGGTAGTCCCACACCCGCACCCGCTCGGGTTCGAGCGGCGCCAGCGGATAGCCGGGCGAGAAAATGCCTTGGCCGGGCTGGTAGACATCGCGGAACCGCGTTTCGAGACCCCGCTGACTCACCAGCGGGCCCCAGGTGTAGGACGCGCTGAGGCTGGTCTTCGAGCCGCCGAGGCGAGGATCGACTTCGGGCATTGAACACTCGTTCGATTGAGGTTTTGTCATCATTCCCGCGAACGCAGGAACGAGCACGCGGGAAATGCGCAAAAGAGCTTGGTTTGTTAACGGCTTGCTCTACCGACCTGCTTCCAACTGAGTGGTTAAATTCGCCTATTGCGCGAATCCGCCGACATGCGCAACATGCATTTTCGGTGTCGGTAGAGGAGTACTTTCAATGAGACTCCCGTTCGCCCCTAAAACGTTGCTTATCAGCGCCACCGTCGGTCTTCTCCGCAAGAGAAGCATCAT